TCCAAAAGCGGGATGTCTAGAAACAGTGCCTCTTTGGGAATCGTTAGTTTTAATAGGTTTCATCTAGAAGTCCTTATGATTTGGTGTGTTACTTGAACCCGTGTTTGTTTTTCAGGTCAGCAATGATTGATAGCGCTTTGTCGCGTTTGGTGGGTATCACTGCGCTTTCAAGCTGCAACATCGGATCGGGTATCTTCTCGCCTGATTTAATTTTGTTGGCCATGACTTTTAACTCAGACGAACAAAGTTTTATAACCTCTGAATCCGATAGGTTGCGGCTTCGCATTTCTGAGTAAACTTTCGTGACAATCCAGTAACAGGCATTAGATGGCCAATTAAATCTACGCCAGCCTCGCTCCGAGCAATACTTTTTGAATACTTCGTATAGTTCGGCTTCGGTGGGTAATCCAAGCTGAGTGAAATCTTCCTGTTTGCACCACTTGATGAATTGACCAACGGCAGGCCAGAATGGATTATCGCTTGCCCTTGCGTGTCGCATTCCGTTTTGAAGCTGCTCACGGGTAGTAATTCCATTTTCAGCAAATGCGGCGATCCACTGGCGTTTAGCTGCGGGTTCGTCATCTTTATTTTTGAAGATGGTATTTACTGAGGCGGGAAAGATTTGCTTAAGGTTACTGAATAAAATATCAACTAGCTGCTCGGCTTGGGGATTTACTACTTTCTGCGGCGTACTGCTTTGAGCCATTCTAGCCAGTGCGCCTGCATCACGATTAGCGATTGCAGTTGCCAGATTAGGTTTCATATGAATTCATTCTCCCATGCTTCACGAGTGTTCCAGCTTTGCGCTGGCGCTTGCTCTACGACTCGCTGAGTTCGGTTTGGCTGCTGACTTTGAATAACCAGTGTTGGCCACTTCTCACGGAGTTTTGCTGGCGATAAAACATTGCTACACCAGAACGAATCTTTGTTCGCCCATTTAAACATTTTGCAAATGTCTTGGTGGGTGTGCCCGTCTAGTTGCCTCATCAGTCGAACATCGTTAGCCCAAGTTGACCAGTTTGGCTCTTTGGTTGTTGGGCTGACTATCAGGACTTGTGAGTAAATCCATTGAGCCGCTTTCAGGTCATCAGCATTTCCCCACTTGTTGCCTTTGGGTGAGCTAACAACCGCATCAGGCTTAACAGCTAAAACTTTTTCAGATGGTCGGTCAGAGGATTCGTTAGAATTCTCGGACGAAGAGTTATTAATATCTTTTACTGTATTTGAAAGAATGTCTTTGGTGATCCCCTTTTTCGGGGATACCGCTACACGTTTTCGGGGATGGTTATCCCTGTTTTCAGGGATAGTTTTCCTTGTTTTCGTGTATACCCATTCTGAGACGTTTTTATTGATAGAAATGTATCGGTTTTGACCGATTCGTCTAACATGAATAATCCCTCTAACTTCAAGCACTCCGACTGATTCAGATACAGGGTTTCTACCTAGCTTAGTTTTCTCTTCAATCAAGATGTTTTGTATTCTGTCCTCTTTCTTTTGCCATCCCCACGTTAAGCGAATAATGGCATTTAATACCTGCCATTCCCTACCTGCTAGCTGGAGAGCGCACAGAGCATCTTGAATTTCATTTGCTACCCGAAGGTAGCCATTATCAAGATCAGCCACCTTAACCTCTGGTTTGTCTGGTATCAGTTGTTTATTAGCAAAGTCCACATGCTTAACAACGTTCATAACGACCTCCATATCGATTTGTTGTGTAATTAATATTCATGTATAATTACCTCTGTAGTTTCTATTTAAATAAGTTCTATTTGAGCCTCACTATGTCCCACATTTGAGGCTTTTCTTTTTACTTTCCCTTTTCCTTCAAGTACCTGAATTAACCTTTCTGCATAGTCACCTTCAATCACTACGCTTCTAGGCTTCTCAGGCATTGATACAGCTTCAGTAGGTAATCCATAACGAGCTATAGCCTTACAAGCCAAGCTGAATATGCGACTCTTCTCTCTACTAGCTGAACTCGGGTGAATACCCATTGCTTTAGCGAACCCGTCATTTCCATCTTTAAACATCATTTGAAAGAAATAGGTTTCGAGTGTTTCTGGTTTGCATGTGATTTTGATATTTTTTGTTGTGTCCATTTGTTAAATTCCTTTTGACGTAGTTAGTCCGTTGCTCACGATCCTGTGAGTTAAGTTTGCACACGATGCATGTGCTTTGGGCGTGATTGTTAAAGAGCGGTATTGGGTTACTTTTTACTACTAGGAAATGGCTTAATCTCAATTGCTTGAATGCCATTCTCTGTTGATGTTAATAAAATATTTCTACCCTCTCTTAGGGCTTTGCTAATTGCGGTCTGATGAACCCCAATTAAAGATGCTGCTTTTTCCTGACTGTTTTCTTTTACAAACTCAGATAAGGGAATTCTTTCCATGGTTAATCTCCTTTCTATTCCACAACACAATAATACTGAAAGTATTAACAAAGGTCAATACATATGGTATTAACACTTTTAATAGCATTGGTATTAGAATTGACGCTATGAGTTCTAAAAATAAATTGACGACAGAACAGCTTGCCGATGCTAATCGACTAAAAGCTTTGTATGAGTCCAAGAAAAAAACACTAGGTATCACTCAACAGCAAATTGCTGATATGTTGGATATTAGCCAGGGTGGTGTTGGTCATTATCTGAACGGAAGAAACCCGCTTAATGTTCAGATTGCCTCTGTTTTCTCTAATATACTTCAAGTCCCTATCAGTGACTTTAGTCCGGTTTTAGCTAAAGAAGCAGAGATGATCACAAATGCGCTATCGCCTAACGTGTCAAACCCTAGACCGTATAGACCTGCTCCTAAATACCCTGTAATTAGCTGGGTGCAAGCTGGGTCATGGAACGAAGCATGTGAGCCTTACACGTTAGATCAGATTGATGAGTGGCATGAATCGGAAGTGCACGTGCAAGGCGCTGCGTTTTGGCTGAGAGTTGAAGGCGACTCAATGACAGCTTCATCAGGGCAAAGTGTGCCAGAGGGTTCACTGGTCTTAGTGGACACAGGCAGAGAGCCAATAAACAACAGCTTGGTAATAGCGAAACTGACTGATTCAAACGAAGCCACATTCAAAAAACTAGTTATTGATGGCGGTCAGAAATTCTTAAAAGGCTTAAATCCAGCGTGGCCTATAACGCCAATCAATGGAAACTGTAAGATCATCGGCGTGGCTGTTCAGATGATGATGAAGCTAGTTTAGTTCCTGACGACACGTTTCAGGGTGTGGTTGACAAAACAACAGTAAAATTGAAATTTGGTTGACGCGATTTTAATAATTAATCATCAAGTTAAATATGAGATAGCGATGAATAATGTTATAGCTATAAAATTTGATTACAGTAAAGATAGGAAGGATCCCGAGGATATTTTAAATATCCTAACTGGTTACGTTAAATTTTATAAGAGTATTGGTGTAATAACCCTAACGTCAATCAATGAAAAAGACTGTGCTCATTTTGAACTAATAGGATTAAAGAGTGGTTCAGCTATAGCCTTTATCAGTTGCATAAAAGAAAAATTCAATAAACTTCTTGATTCCACATCATCGAGACTAGCAAGTGACCTATGTAGTTCACATGAGATATCAACCAGAGATCAAATTGAGGTTATCGCACAGAATATGTCTACTTCTATCACGAACAATGAACTCAATGGAATGAAAATCGAACCAGTGATAGATGTGGAGCAACTAGGGAAGTCCCTGTCTGATTTATCCGTACTAAATTCTAAACTTAAAAATGGAGAGAGCACATATATTGGCTTCGGCTCAATGGAAAATGATAGTAATTACAATTACACCAAGCTAAATAATAAATTCACATTTATCGGTGATGTTAGCGAGGTTTTGTCCGCAAGAAAACGCCATTACAAAAGAAAATCTAAATTTTATGTTAATGTGTCAGTGAATAAAGGTGATACAGTCTGGAAGCTTGAAGAAGTAGAAACAAAAAATATATTTCTAACTAGAGTAGCTGATGAAAACTGGCTTCAAAGATATCAATCTGGGCTTATAGACCCAATTGGGCCAAAAGACCTTATGGAAGCTGTTATAGAATATGATGAAGTTTACTATGAAAATAAAAATAAAAAACCCAAGCTAAAGGATGTTAAAATAATTGAAGTCATAGATGTTGTTCGAACCAAGGGGTATCAAAGTGACATGTTCCCAAAACGAGAATAGAAAAAATAGAGCAATGAGAGCCGATGCTTACGGTGAAGCTATGTTTTTTTTAATTCCTGTATTGGGCTTGTTCATTGTTTCCATCGCTAAGGACTATTCATCTATAAAATCAATATTATATCATCTCTTAACAACATCTGACTGGTCACTTATGTCTGCGGTTATTTTCGGGCAATGCACACATAAAATGGCAAAAGTAATACCCATGATGCAAGGGAATATAGATAGTGCACAGTATTCATTTTATGTGTCTAAAAGAGTGTTTCTCATCGTTGTTTCAATGCTTACATACGCAATTATTATTTTTTTTCCTAATGTGTATTTGGGTATAATTCAAATAATAATATTTTTATTGTCATTGTTTATTTTTGTTAGTGATAGCATTGCAATCCACAGACTAATGAGTATACAGAACTCCAAATAACCCCACCCAGCCCTCCCCGCGAGGGCTTCTTTGTGCCCGCAATTCCCCGCCAGCGTGATTTTCCTCGCAAGATAAATAATTTTTGAAAATAAATTCCGTTTAAATTCAAGCAAATAATACTTTTAGTGCTTATTTTAATATCATTAGTATTGACCGAAATTAATACCTTTAGTATTATTAATTTCATCGAAGGCAAGCAACATGAAATACAGCCTAATGTTCTTTAAAAATTTGGAAAGTCGGAACAGCATACCTACCCTGTTTAGACCCTTACGCAAAAATGCGACGTATCACTAGGCACGATCTGGTTAGTGAGAATGTTACTACTGCACGAGAGTGATTACAGATAGGAATAGGCAACACTGGCAGGTGTTAGGTATGCAATCGCGAGACTATTTACTCTAGCGTCTTTACGAGGGCGCTAGGTTGAATAACAAAGGAGATTAGTATGGCTGCGAGAAAAACATTTGAAGCCATGGAGTGCGCCCCAGCAGAAAAAACATTCTGGATGCACATAAACCCTCGAGCAGCAATGGGGAGGTTAGGTCACCCTGCAATTTAATTACTCCATCGATTACTAAGTTTCATCACTACGATAGAGTAATAGTACTCGTTAATGCAGTATAAATTCTGACTATTTTCATAGGGTAAATACCCAAGATCAACAAGAACACCTTTCTGAACTAATCCAACTATTAGTTGGTTGTTTCTTTCGAATTTGTTTTTTGGATTTTTCATCTCAAGAAACATGCATAAAAAGTCTTTTTCATCTTCTGAAAGTCTATCTATATAGCGTTCTGCCTTTTTTTTGTATATGAAGTTCAGCAAGTCGATACAGAATGGCTTGAAGAAAGCATAAGTAGCGCTAACAGCGGATGAAAGTATGTAGCTCAGACAAGCCAGTAACACATAATACATCCAATAGTCAGGTATCAATTCAGGGTTATGAGAATTAACCCACTCCTTCACTTCTAATGGAGTGAAAATTACCAACGCAATCAAGATAACAAGCATATAAACCAACCGGTTCAGTGTTATTCCTTGCAGGAAGAAGCGCGCGAACTCCTGCCACCATGAGTTGTTCATAGGCTGTATATCTCTTATCTGTAGGGGTGAGTGGATTATAGCCTATTTCTCTCTGTAGGGGTATAGAGGGAACCTCAGCCGCCTGATGAGGTTAAGACAGTTCAGGCAATCATTACGGAGGAAATATGAACTCTAAGAAACGACAGGAAAGACGACGCAAGGCATGGATCGCCGAGCGTAGAAATAAGCCTCATACGGCATATAACGGCACGGACTGCCCGATAGCAAACTTGGTACTGGAACTCAAATCAGCACCAGACACACGCAAGCAACCACGGCTACGCAAGCCGATTATGAGTGATGGAAGTGTTACGGCGCGATAGGAGAATAATATGGTTCAGTCAG